CCCGCCTCATGGCTGACGCTGCTCAGAAGGTATTGCAGAAGAACGAGGCTGACGCTGCTATGCAGGCGCAACAGGCTCAGGCACAAGATCCGCTTAATCAGATCCAGCGTGAAGAGTTGGCTATTAAAGCCGCTGATGTGGAGCGTAAGACTAAGAAAGATGAGTCTGACGCCATACTTAACTCTGCCCGTATAGCCTTGGAGCAGGCTAAGTTGGACCAGATGGCACAAGATAAACAAGCAGAGCGGGAGGCTAAGGCGATGCTTGAAGGCTTTAAAGCAACAGTAAAACCGGGGAAAGGGGAGTAAGTAATGCCGATGTCGTTTGAAGATTTATACATGGAGAAGCTGCAGGATGAGGTGGAGTTTCATACCGTCTCACTTGCAGATGGAGCAATAAATAACTTCGAGGAATATAAGTACAAAACTGGACTTATCCAAGGGTTAGGACTTGCAGGAAGCATTTTTAATGAACTAGCCGATAGGATGAAGAAAGGAGAAATTGAATGATTAGAGGTGTGGGGTACCCAAGTCTGGAGCTTACAAAGCAAAAGGCAGAAGAATCGCTTAAATCTGGCACTGTGCCAATTCCAAAGGGATGGAAGCTGTTGATTGCGCTACCAGTATTTGAGGAAAAAGCCACGGAGTCGGGGATTATCCTGACTGACGCAACCAAAAAAGCAGAAGAATCCGCATCTGTTGTTGGGTACGTCATGGCAATGGGAGAAGATGCTTATAAGGACAC